CGCCTGGCAACGGGAGCGCAAGGCGGTGTTTAATCGCGAGCTGGAGAAAGCGGGCATTCTCGGCGAGAAGGACAAGCGGGATCGTGACAAGGTGAAGAAGGTGCTGCCGAAGCTGCTGCGCTTGATGAATCTCGGCATGCTGAACAGTGAACTGTTTCGCGAAGTGCTGGCCAAGGAATACGGCATCAACCAGATCGACGCGGCCCAGGGTGCCGAACTGCGCAAGCTGGGGGAGCAGATTCAAGCTGCGCCGGAAGGTTTGCCCCGCCGCAAACTGGAGCAACGGCTGGTAGAGCGCCTGCAAGAACTAACTGGTGCGACCAAATGGCAGGTGCTGGATAGCTGGTGGACGGCCAGCGTGTTGTCAGGCGAGCGCACGCTGGTGGACATTGGGCTTGGCATTGCCAACGGCATCGAGGATGTCGGACTGGGAAGCGTGGTGACGGCACTGCGAACCGGCAACAAGGATGTGGCGCTGCGGGCGCTTGGATCGCTGTTTGCCCGTGTGCCTTCGGCTTTTATGGAAGCCATGGATCATGTTTTCACTGGCAACAAGAGCATGATGCGCAATTTTGAACTGGAGGCTAAACAAGCGCTGGAAGGTGGCAATCGACTGGCATCCGATGTGGGCGCGGAGATGTGGCGCAAAGGCGGCTGGCGCAGGGTTCCAGGCGGCTTTATGATTTTCTTCGGCCGAATGCTGACGGCGCTGGATCATGTTAATTCTGCCAGCACTCGGGAAGGTGCCAAGGCAATGGCTTTGGCGCGGCATCCTGATTTGTATGCCAAGGCGCTGCGGGTTCTCCCAGCGGACAAACTGGCTGCCCGCCAACAGGCCCGCACGGAACTGACTGCGGGGGTCGCTCCGACAAATCGCCAGCAACGATTGGAAGAAGATGCCCGCGTGCGCGAGATTTTGGAGCAGATTATTCCAGTGGAGGTGCTCGACGAGGCGACTGCCATCGGCCGGCAGGCGGCGCTGCAAGGCGATCCAACAGGCTTGGGCGGTGGTTTGCTGGACGCCGTGAACGCCGCAGTGGGCGTGGTGGCCCGCAAGGCGGAGGCCATGAGCAAGCGGGAGGGACTGGATGCCAAAAGCCAGCAAGTGCTGACCTTGCTGCAAGGCACCGCTCCATTGGCGCGAGCCATTACAGGCACCAAGTTTGCCCGCACGCTGGCGCAGGCGCTGAATCGCAATTTGTCGTATGTGCCTGTCGTGGGTGCGTATGCGGTCGGCCAGCAGGGTCGCACGGGTGCGCAGGGTGACATCCTTGCGGCCAAACAGGTGATTGGCGCGCTAGTCGGCCTTGCCCTTTATCTGGCCTTTGATGATGACGACGACGAAAAGGGCATCGAGGATGGATGGAAGGACAAGACGCCGCAGGAAAAAGCTCAGTTGTATGCGCAGGGCAAACAACCCTTCACGGTTTGGGGCCGGGACTCCAAAGGCCGTGTGGTCGGTTTCAATTATCAGCAGTGGGGCATTGCTGGCATCGTCAACACGGTGGCGGCCATGCTCAAGCAGAAGAACAGTGAAGCGTGGGCCGTGAATGTGCTGATGAGTTCACTGGTGCAAGGAGGCATGAGTTTCACCGACAAGGCCCAGCTTCAAGGGTTGCAAACGGTGTTCGGTGAAAACTCTCGCAGCACCGATCCGGCCAGCGGCCTGGCCAGCAATCTCAACAAGTGGGCTGCGCAAACCGTGGGCGGATTGGTTCCGCGTCTGGTCAAAGACATCGACATGGTGGTGAGTCCTGAATTGCGTGTCAGCTCTGACTGGTGGCAGAAGTGGACCAAGGAAGTGCCCGTGGTGCGCCAGCTCAGCAGCGGCAAACGTGTGGATATTTTCGGCGAGGACATCAAACTCGACCGCGGCCCTCTTTCCCGAGTGATGCAAGTGGGCACGCTCGATCCAGCGTATCGTTTGCTTGCCAAACTCAATGAGCGGGATGTTTACTTGCCTGATCCCAGCACTGGGGTGCGTGTGGTGCAGCTTGCCGATGGAACCCGCCGCTCGATGACTCCCGTGGAAAAGGATCGTTACCAGCGGTTGACGGGCCAAGGCTATCGCCAGTTCATTGAACAGCAGGGCGCGGATTTATTGAAGCTGACCAACGAAGATCCCGAACGTGTGCGTGATCTGATCACCAAACGCACGAAAAGCATTCGTGACCGCGCAGCTTATCAAGCTACGCATTAACGGTCACGTGTGCCAGCCATGAGCATTTCCCCGCACGATCCCAAAGGCGTAGCCGGTGCGCTGAAACCGCAGCTTCAACTCCTGCCGCCGGTGTTTAACGAGCAGGTGGCCGGTGCGTTGAGTCTGGGCGCGGCCAAGTATGGCCCGTGGAACTGGCGTGAGCATCAAGTGGAACTGATGACCTACCTCGGCGCCATGCGTCGGCACATCGACCGCGTGCTTGATGGCGAGGATATCGACCCGGAGAGCGGAGCCCATCACCTTGGGCATGTGGCCGCCGGGTGCGCCATCGTGCTTGATGCCGCCCGGTTGGGCACGCTGGTGGACAATCGGCCGCGGCGGGTGGCTTGACAGCCGTGATACACTAGCAGCCATGAAAACGCTGATCACCTGCCTTTGCCTCACGGCTGCCGCTTTCTTGTTTGCCGCAGACAACACGCCGCCGAGCCCGGAAGGCATTGCGGTGAATCGGTATCAGCTCGCCTCGGGCGTGGTGCCGACGTTCAGCGATCGACAAGCCCCGCAGCCGACCATGTTCCGCATCGACTCCGCCACCGGCCGCGTCTGGAACCTCGTCGCCGTGCCCATGCTGACCCAAGGCCAAGCTCAACCCGTCATGACGTGGATCGAACTCCACGAAACGAACGGCATCCTCTACCAGAAAGCCTTGGAGTCCCTCAAAGCCCCCTGATCTGTGGCACGCCCTGTGACACGGGCCGTTTTGAGGGCGTGCATTTGCCTTGAAATCAGTGTTTTACACCTGACCGGCCAGCGGGCTTAAAATCCGCTGCTCTGTGAAGGGCTTCCGGGTTCGAGTCCCGGCATCGGCACTGGGGAAAGTAGGCTTTACGTGGGGGAATGGGCTGGCGCTGGGCGGGTTTGAGGGAGTGGATGGAGGGCGAATTGAGGCGTAAATGGGATGTATATAAACGTATATAGGCTTGACGGAGTGTGACGTTGGGTGTTACAAAGTGTGACATGAGCGACCGCAACGACTCTTCCCCTGCCCTTTCCTCTGCCGTGTCTTCGGGTTCTTTGGTGCCTTCGGGTGCTGCACAGGGCGTGAAGGCGTCTCGGCCGGCTTCGCTGAAGCGACGCATTGCGGGGGTGAAGGTGCGGTTTTATAAGCGCACGGTGGCATCGAATCTGAGCATGGATTTTGAGCTGGAGGGTGAGCGGTTTCAGGAGTCCACCGGGTGGCCGCACATCGCGGATGCGGAGCGGGTGGCGCTGCGGCGGATTGAGGAGATCAAGGCGGCGCGTTTTGCGCTGGGGGCCGGTGCGCTGGTGCGTGGCTCGATGGCGACGGTGGGGGATGTTTGCGAGGCGGTGACGGGCGGGGATAAGGTGATGGAGGATCGGACGCGGGCGCGGTATCTGGAAGCGTTGAAGCGGCTGGCGCGGGTGGTGGATGAGGCGCGGCCGGATGCGGTGGCGCTGGATGCGGTGCTGAATCGCGGGCTGCTGGAGCGGTTTGTGAGTGTGGGACAAGGCCGCGATGGCCGAGGCGTGAATTGGCATGATGCGCTGCCGGGGAATGTGGGCCTAAATTCGACGCTGCGGAATGCGGCGAGTGTGTTTCAGGAGCGGATTGTGGAGCGGCACCTGAAGGGGTTGCGGCTGCCTCCGCTGGATGCGCTGCGGAAGTTTCCGGCGCTGCCGACGCCGCCGACGCATTTTGTGCCGTGGCCGACGGAGAATCTGGCGGCGATGGATGCGGCGGCGCTGGTGCTGAAGGTGGAAGAGCCGGAGCTTTACCTGTGCCACATCATGCTGCGTCGCCTCGGGCTGCGGGATGCGGAGCTGCTGACGGCGCGGGCGAGCTGGGTGCAGTGGAATGAGGCGGAGGGGAAGGCGTGGCTGGATGTGCGGCCTCGGGCTGCGGAGGGTGGCGAGCCGGGTTTCAGGCTGTTGAAGGGTGGCAGGCCGCGGCGTTTGGCGCTGGATGCGGAGATCCAGGGGCTGCTGAAGGGGCGCGCGGGGTTTTTGATCGGTGACGGCTGGACGGATTCACGCCGCTATGATTTCATTTATCGGGATCATTGCGAGTGGCTGCGGCCGTTTGTGCCGGCGGGGCGCTCGAAGGTGAACCATGAGCTGCGGAAGCTGAGCGCGAGTCGCGTTTATACGGCGCACGGCATCGCGGCGGCGGCGTATTTCCTGGGGGATTCGGTGGCGACGACGGAGGGCTATTATGCGACCTGGACGGGCGAGGCTCCGGTGGTGGAGTGGTGAGCGGAACAAATGTCGAAATCAGAATGAGGAAACCAAAATGAGGAATGAGGAAGCGCCGAGGCGGTATTTCTGGTTTTGCCGGTGCTATCCAGAAATGTGTTCTGGATAATCTTTGTTCGCCTGATAGGGATTTCGTCCGAACAGGCAGTCAGCAGCGACAACGGAGTTGCCATTCATCGAGGTCCACATGCCTTCTTTGGCAAGTATCTCGATGATGGGCCTACCGATGCAGATCGGGATTCTGGCGGCGTCTCGTTCGCGTTCCAGTTTTCTGGCATGGATACTCAGCGACAGATAATGTTCTGACCATTCGGTGGCATCCTTTGGCATGTGATCCACTAGAGCGGCATCAGTCTCAGGCGTCTCCGAAACAGAAGAACAAGCCTGCTGGAGACAACCCCCTTGGGCGTCTTGATCTTCGATAGCGTCTAGCTCCGGCGTGGGTGCATTGGTATTCGTTGTCATTTTGTGGTTAGGTCAGGGGTTGTCTCATCAGGGTCGTTCTGCGGATACATGAAACTCGGGTAGGCCGTTCCTATCAAATCTTCCACCCGACAATGCCACTCATCGAGTTCGTGAGATTTTGCCCATGCCTCCATGATCGGCTCAACCAGCACGAGGATTTCCAGCATAGCCTTTTCTCGGCACGCGCAGGCGTGGTGGTGAGTTGCGCCAACTGCCGAACAAGGCGAGGCAGCGCAACCCTCAGGAGCGGGCAAGTTTGTTTTTGGATCAGGCATCTGGGGCGCTCCTTTCGGGTTGCTGCTCTTTTGCGTTGAGGTCACAAAACATCTGGCATTGGCAGTCGGGGCATTGGCAAAGCGTCGAGTCATATTCGCGATTGCATTGGAGGCAGCGGCGCCGGAGTCCATGCTGTGGGAGCAGTGGCATGCCAAACATGAGCCGGAACCGATTTCCTGCATGCAGCTTTGAGAGTGCGCGGTGATTGGCCGCGCGCTGTTTCGGCGTGGGAATTGGAACAAGATCGCCGCATGGGGGCTGATCGTTGGCGTGCATGGAATTAGGCATTTGATGGGACGGTGGAGAGGATCTCGGCCTCGATGACCGTGCTGCTTTGCTGTTCGAGGGCGGCGGCTTTGGCGGCGGCGGCTTTGGCGCGGGCCTCTGCTAAGCGATCCTGGGCGCTGATCGTGACGACGGCTTTGATTTCGGTGGGCATGCCGTTGAGGGAGCGCTCGATGTCGTGGGCGAGTTTGCTGCTCATGGAGACGGCCATGAGGTCGGACTTTTTGGCGTCGGGGATGAGCTCGGCCATTTTGCTGGTGCCCTGAAGGCGGGCGATGGCGGCGTTTTTGGCGGCGAGGTCGGCAAGCTGCTCGATGCTGAACTCGCTGCGCATGAGGGCGGCAATGGTTTGGCGGGATTTGTCGATTTCGAGGGTTTTGAGTTCGCGCTGGAGATCGGAGATGGAGGTGATGCCGTGCTGGGTGATCATCTCAATGCAGACGGCGTAGGAGTCGGGGTCGCTGGACTTCCAGTTTTTGGCGGTGTGTTCGCGCCAGGCGTCGATGGGACGCGGGGGGAGATCGGCGAGGGGGAGAGCGGGGGTGTCCATGGGGAGACTGGGAGACTGGGAGACTGGGAGACTGGGAGACTGGGAGACTGGGAGACTGGGAGACTGGGAGACTGGGAGACTAGGCGGCGCGATGCAGTGCGGCGAAGGGGATGACTTTGTTGACTGCATTGACGTTGTTGACGGGGTAAGAATTAGGCGGCGCGTTGATGAGGGGTGAAGGGCACGACGTTGGAGGCTGGCTGTGGCAGAGAGTCGAGGGGACTGCGGATTTCGCTGGCGAATTGGCGGATGCAGTGGGTGTAGAGCTCGGTGGTTTCGAGATGAGCATGGCCTAGCAGTTCTTTGAGCTTGTGGATGCTGCCGCCGTTTTCGAGGTAGGCGGTGGCGAAGCTGTGGCGGAGGGTGTGGACGGTGATGCGTTTGCCGATGCGGGCGCGCTGGGCGGCTTTTTTGAGGGCTTTGGCGAGGGTGTCTTCGTGGAGGTGATGACGGCGAATGATGCCGGTTTCGGGGTCGCGTGAGGGCTGGCGGCCGGGGAAGAGGAATTGCCAGGGCCAGTCTTCGCCATAGCGGGGGTATTTGCGGGCGATGGAGTCTGGCAACCAGACGCCGGGGAGGTTTTGGCGGCGATCGGCTTGCCAGAGGGCTTCAAGACGCTGGAAACGGGCTTGAAGGACGGGGATGAGGCTGGCGGGTAGGCAGGTGGTGCGGTCTTTGTCGCCTTTGCCGCCGCGGACGGTAATGAGGCGGGCGCTGAGGTCGATGTCGCGGATGCGGAGGCGGAGGCCTTCGTTGAGGCGGAGGCCGCTGCCGAACATGATCTGGGCGATGAGAAGGCAGGGACCTTCGAGATGATGGGCGAGGGCTTGGAATTCGCTGCTGGAGAGCCAGACGGGGAGGCGCTGTTTTTGGGGTGGTTTGACCCATTCGGGCATTTGACCCAAGGGGGTGCCGAGGCCGTGCTTGTAGGCGAAGACGAGGGCGTTGAGGGCCTGCTGCTGGGTTTTGGGTGAGCAGCCGCCGGGGCGTGTGGCGAGATGGGCGAGGTAGCGGCTGACTTTGGTTTCTGAGTCGGCTGCATGAAGGCCGGGCTGACTGAGGAGCCACAGGGCGTAACGTCGTGCCCAGCCTGCGTAGCATTGCCACGTTTTGCGGGCTTTGTGGTCGCGTTTGGCGGCACAGATGACTTGCTCGATGAATTCGGAGGTTGTCATGATAACTCAGAATGGAGGTGGGGTTAATTCAACTGTTAGGCAGAAGGCACCGTATGCGGTCCATATTTACGAAGCCGGGTGAGCGTTCGCTCCATGTTCTCAACGTCGCGCTCCAGTTGCTCGGCCCACATCTTGTTTTTGCGGGTCGTTCGTCCGAGCGCAACGTCGTGGTCCCCGAGCAAAGAGCGTGTGTGCTCAAGGCCAGCGTCGAGCGCGTGAATCGCGGCGTATATGTCATCCTTCTGAACCGTCCAGAGTTCGGGTTGGTATTCGGTAATCATAAAATTAAAAACTGAGCCTAACAAGGCGATGGAGACAAGCCGAGTGCTTGCCACGTTTTCATTCGCGGGAGGTTTTTGGTTCGTGGGAATCATTGGTTCGGCTGTCTCACCTTGTCGTTCAGGGCACTCACGTTAGTCTTTCGGACTTCGTGAGCGCCCGTCACAGGTGGCGTTACATTTTCAGTCCGTCAGCCGTCGGCTCGATCACGAGCGATGTCGGGTCTTTGCTGTGCGGGTATGGATTCGGCGTGTTCTGCGCCTTGAGGTCCATGCCGAGCCACATGATTGCTTCCTCGATCTTGGTCACGGCGAGGCTGCGTTCACGCGATGAGCGCACGGGATGGTCTGGCGCACGTTCTCCGGTGTAGCCTTTGTCACTGCCTTGTTTGAGGCGTTGGAGGCATTCATCGAGGTCTTTGCGCCATTGCTTCGTCTGGAAGACAAAGGCTTCTTGCTGGTCTGGGTTTGGTGTCGTGGTTTCCATGTTATCGTTGTCGTTTGGTTTCTACTTCGGCAGTCTGGGGTGCCGTGCCCTGAACCATGCGCTGGTGGCAACGGCTCGAAATTTATCTGTCACGGTTGCGGGGCCTCAGTGCTCGCCGTCGCCACAGCTTCGGCGTTCTGCTCACCGACTAGCGCGACGCACTTCGAGTGCAGCAAGGTGCCTCCAAAGCCCGCTGCCATGATTGGCACGTTTTTCACCACTGAGCGCAAGACAGATTCGCATTCGTGCAAGCGGCGAGTCATTGCGTCCGGTGGCACATAAAAGTTGTGGCTGCATCCGCCGCAGCACACATCAGCAGCGTGACCGTCGTAAAGCCAGAGTTTGCCGCAGTTTGGACATTCAACGAACTGCTTGACCACGAAAGCGGAACCAGCGGATGCAGGCAACCCAGTGGGTCGGTTTGTCGGAGTTTGAGAGTCGGTTTCTTCGGTCATGTATTTGAGGCTGGTGAGTGTCTTTCGTGGTTATGCCCCAGGGTTGCCTGATCCTGGTCGTTCACTTTTCGCCGAGGATGAGGTTGACGGTCTTGATGAACCATTTGGCGAGGGAGTTGTCGGCCTGGATGGCGGATTGGAGGCGGTGCCAGGCTTCTAAAACTGCGGCGGGGCTGGTGTCGATGTGGCCGGTGGTGTGGGCGGTGACGGCTTCGCGGAGGGTGCCGGGATCGGACTCGGCGATGGCGGCGATGGTGATCTCGAGGCGCGGGAGGTAGTCGGGCGGGCAGTCGTCGCGCAAATAGGCGATGAGCCAGCGGCGGGCGGTTTCGTCATCGACGGCGCGGAGGAGCTGGCCAAAGCGCTCGGGGCGCGGATGCTGGTCGCGGCGGATGCTGTCGATGGTGCCGCGTTTGAGGCCGGCGGTGTTTTCGAGGCTGAGGATGGTGCGCGTGGGGTTGCGCTGAAGGTAGTCTTCGAGTTGGACGGATAGATGGCTCATGCGTCCAGCTTGGTGCATTAAATCGTTGTTTTCAACAATTTTTTGATGCGGGAGGGTGTGCGGGCTTTTGAGTTTGGGCGCGGGGCTTTTTAGCTCCGGTGTGTGTGTGTGGAGGGGTTTGAGGCCGTGGATCCTCGGTGCTTTGGCTGGGGGCTGCGGCGGGGCTGGGAACGGCTAAAATGGCGGCCTGGAGGGCGTCGGCGAGGCTGAGGCGGTGGGCCTGGGCGTAGGCGAGGAGGTGGGCGTGGGCGGTGGCGCTGACGCGCGGGAGCGTGGTGCGGCGGGGCTGCTGGAGGGCGGGACGGCCGCGGCTGCGCTTGCGGGCGGTGGTTTTGGTGTTAGGCTGGGGGATCATGGCGTTGGTGAATGCTGGCGCTGTTTGTGATGAGCCCCCGGCGATTTGCGGTCGCCGGGGGCTTTGTGCGTTTGGGTGACGTTGTTGACCTGGTTGACGGGTTAGGCGGCTTCGGTTTCGGTTTCGGTGGCCAACAGGCTGATGGTGTCGCCTTCGTGGAGCTGGCACTCGCCTTCCAAGATGACCCAGCCGCCGCGCAGGTTGCCGCCTGTTGAGCGGCCGATGCCTGTGCAGCGTTGGCCGAGTTGGCCGAGGTCGAAATCTTCGACAGTGTGGTCGTCTGGGCCGGACCATTCCAGGTGGGCGGTTTTGATGCCGTGGTTGTCTTCAATGCGGGTGATGGTGGCGGTGGTCATGGCGGTGTTTGTGAGGTGGTGGTTGCGTTTGCGGTGCAGTGCTCGGGATGAGCATGTGGGAGCTTAATGCGTGATTTGTTGCGTGCAATAATTATTTGTTGAAATGTTTAACGGTGACGGACGGTGACGTTGTTGACCTGGTTGACGTTGTTGACGGGTTAAAGATCCCAATGAATGCCGCGCGTGCCGTAGTAGGAGGTCGCAGCGGCTTCGCCTTCTTTGTGGGCTGTGGCGTTTCCGCACGGGGTGCAGACGCCATAACCGGTGTCTCTGTTCCACCATTGGCGGCCTTTGGTGCGCTGACCGCAGCAACAACAACTGAGGTTGCGCGCTGGGCGAACGGGGGCCGCGCTTTGACGGCGGAAGATGGTCGCGAGATCGGGCAGGAGGTAATCGCCGCTAGGCTGTAAGCGCGGGCGGTGGGCAAGGCCGCGACTGCGGGCGGCGCGCAGAAGATAAGCAACGCGGGCACGCGGCACATCGTGTGCGCGCTGCTCGCTGTAATAAACGAGGCTGAATGCGGCTTTGATGCGGACGGGCTGGGCAGGTGTTTGGGGAATGGACATGGGATGATGAGCGGTAAAAGTTTGCCCGCGTGTGGGATGCGCGGCCCCCGTGTGGGGTTTAGGCTTTGAGTTTCTTCATCTCTTCGGCCAAGGCCCAGAGGGCGCGGTTGACGGTGGTGTTTTGGTCGATGCCGCCGATCTCGCGTGTCTGGCGGCGTGCCACACGGCGGCCTTTGTCGTCGCGCTGGACGTAGCGGAGGCCGCCGCGAATGAGGCTTTCTTGCACGGTGTTCAGCGTGTTCCAAATGGTCGGCGCGGCGTCTTCATGGCGGCGAAGGGTAAGCACCTGGTCTGGAGTGACAGGAGCGGCTTTGTCTTCGTAGCGTGCGACGAGTGCGGCGGTGGCAAAGGCGCGTTGCTCGCCTGCGGTGAGCTGCATGCTGGCCATGCTGCGGACGCTTTCATTGACTTCGGGGAGCTTTTCCATGAGGGACACGCATCCGTCGATCACCTGGCCGGTGACATCGCCCTTGTGAGGGACGCGGATGTCTTCGATCATGTTTTGTGCGACGACGAGGCCGTTGCCGCAGACGAGGCGGAAGATGCCTGCCATGAGGCGATAAGAGCTGGTGCCGTCGTGCGAATTGAGCAGGACGATCTCGTTGTGATTGCCGCCGACTTCGAGTTTTTGGCTGTCGTGGCGGAGGCGAATCAGATGCTTGGTGAAGCCGCGCTTTTCTTCGTCGCGAGAGCCGCCTTGCATGACGGCGTAAGGGCGGAAGCCTTCGCGCATGAGGCTGGTGAGGACTTCGCTGGTGGGGATGTAGCTATAAACGGCGGAGCGGCTGCTGTGGGCCTGCTCGGCGAAGATGCTGGGGGCGATGCTGCGGAGCTGGTCGAGATCCAAAGGCTGGCGGGAGGTGTAATTGACCGCGCCGTTGCTGCGGGTGTGGGTGCGAGCGAAACGGGAGATGTGGGAGGAGTAGGAGCCGAGGATGTTCATGATGATGCTGTTTGTGATGTGGTTTGAAGTTCGCGTTTGCGGCGCGGTGCTCGGTGATGAGCACGTGGGGAGATTAATGCGGGAATTGTTGCGTGCAAGTATTAATTGCAGGAAAATGTTGTTTGCGTCTTTTTGGTTGACTATGGGGTAACCTGTGTAATTCTTCGGCGTATCCGTTTTCTCAACGCTATGCCGAACGACGACACTCCGCCCCCGACGCCGCCCGATTTGATCGTGCTGGAAGCCCTCAAGGAGACCTGCGAGCAGGTGCGCCGCCACAATAGCAATCCGGAGGTGGCGAAGGCTGCGCTCCAATGGGAGACGCGCTTTGCCGCGAGCATGAAGAAGCACGAAACGGGAGGCGCTGGCCGCGAGGTGGCGACGACGGCGTGATTTCGGATCTGCAACAACGCATTTCCGCCGCTCTGCGCAAGGGCAAGCGGCAGGTCGAGGCCACGGGCGCGGGAGCGCTGGGGAGTGCTTCCCGCGCCCCGGTGGCCCGGGCTTACGAGGTCCGGGAGTCGTGCGGTAATGTGCGGCGCTCTTTTTTGCTGTGGCATCCCCTTAAACAAGGAGGTCGGCCATGATCGCGGCGGCTTTTTTTGTGCTGACTCTCCTGGTGATCTGGCTGGGCGCAGCGGCGGTGGCGGCTCTGGCGCTGCCTGAGCGCGATTGGCGCGCGGAGGATTTCGAGCTTCGCGAATACGCGCAGTGGAAGCGGGAACGTGAGGGCCGCGGCGATGCCGACGGCAAGTGATCGGGCGCGCCTTTTCTTTTTTTTGACTCTTACCATGTCGAAGCGGGCTTTCTCCACTCCTACGGCTGCGGCGGTGCTCCAGAACGGGCGCTGGTCGGCCGCTGAGGTGGCGACGCTGCTCGATGTGCCGGTGTCGCTGGTGGAGCGCTGGGCGCAGACCGGCCTGGTGCCGGGGTGCTCAGTGGTGGCAGGCCGCTGGATGCTGCCAGGGCGCTCTCTTTTTCTTTTTTTGGGCCGACGCATTGAGCCACACTATTCTGTCGAGACAGTGGCGACGCTGTTGGATCGGCCGGTGAAGACGGTGCGCGGATGGTTGCGGCTGGGTCGGCTGTCGAGCGTGAAGCTCGGGCTGGCGCGGTCATCGGCTTGCCTGGTGCCGGAAAGCGCGGTGATCAGACTGCTGCGCGGGGAAGGAGGTGCGGCATGACTGCGTCACAAAATGTGGTGCAATCCGGCGCGCTCAATGTGTGTGTGGCTGAGGCTGCGCTGGCCGGTCCGGATGCCGGGATGGATTGTGTGGCGGGGGAAGTTTCGGCAATGGGCGCGGCGGTCGCGACGGTGGCCGCTGGGCCGGATCGGGTGCCTGGCGCGGCTGCTGTGACGGCGTCAGCGGATGCGGAATCCGCTGTGCGTTTCGGTTTTACCTGCGTAAATGCGGCCTTGACTGCGCCATGTCACACTTCTTGCCACACTTCGACCGGGCAGAAGGCCGACCTGGGCGGCGCGGTCTCGGTGGTTTTGAACGAGGGGGGGCGGGGGTCGGTCGCGACGACGGCCGGCGTCCCTATAATCGGATTCGAGGTCACAGAAAATTTTGTCAATGTCCATGCCGCCGCGTTCACCGATGCAGGCCAGTTGCTGGCGCGCGAGATCCGCACCGGAGCCATCGTGCTGGTGCAGGTAGCGGCTGGGCTGGATTGCTCGACGCTTGCGCTTCCGGCTGTTTTGGCCTGCCGCAAAAAAAAGGGCGGCGCGCTGGTGTTTGAAGGACCGGTGCCGGAGTGGAAATGCCCGCAGTGCTGGCTTGCCCAGCCGCGCGATTGCATGGAGCAGCCTTGTGGCTGGCAGGACAAACCCAAAAAAAAGGGGGGCGCGGCATGAGCACGGCCACCGTCAGCCTTTGGGACACCGCACCGGCCACCGCGGCCGTGCGTGAGCGTCCCGTGCACGAGCTGCTGCACCAGCGCTCCAAGCTGGACGAATGGAGCGAGCAGATCCGCGTCATCCGCGATTTGCTGCCCGATCCCGATGTGAGCCCAACCGAGCGCTTGGCGCTCAGCATGGAGCTCGCCGTCGCCAAATGCGGCGCGCTGGCTTGTGCCAACGCCATAACCGCCTGCGAGGAGCGCATGCGCCAGCAGCACGCCCGCATGCAGCGCACCCATGGTCATTTGCTTTGAATTTTCCCCATGAACGACAACGACTCCCCAACTGACTCCTCACCGCCTGAGTTCACCATTCAGGTGCTCCGGCACAAACCGAATGCGCAGACCCGCGTGCTTGAGCCTTGGCCCATGGCCACGATCAACATCACGCAGGCAGGCACCGTCTGCTTCTCTGGCGATGCCAGCAAAAGCTACGGCCCCATGCAGCAAGCCTTTGAGGCCACCGTCACCGCCTTTGCCCAGGCCGCGGCCAAGATCATCGAGCGGCAAATCATTGTCAAAGCCGACAAAACTCTATGAGCTATGAAACTCACCGCCTGGGTGCGCGAATCCGCCGCCAATCTCCGCGTCAAGCCGACCACGCTCTGGCGCACCCTGTATCGGCAACGGCTCCCGTGGCCGGCCATGATCAAAAAAAACCGGCGCGTGTTCGACGTGCTGGATCCGCCGCTGTTCCCGTCGTGCGTGCCATCTGGCGTGATGCCACGGGCACGCGCGTCCGCCTCACCTACGTCACCCGCGGCACCGTCGATTACCAAAACCTCGACACCGGCGGCCATGGCGTCATGAGCCGCGCTTGGCTCGAGAAACACTTCACTCCCCTGCCCTGATGCACAAGTATTGGAGACACATCGGCGATTACGCCAAGGACACTCGGCACCTCTCCATCCTGGAGCACGGCGCTTTCACCCTCATGCTCGACTGGTGCTATGCCTCCGAAAAGCCGCTGCCCGAGGATGAAAAGGTGCTTTTCCGGCTTTGTGGAGCCTTCGACAAGGCCGAACAGAAGGCCGTGTTGGCTGTTCGCGATGAATTTTTCACCCGCGAGCAGTCCGGCTGGACACAGAAACGCGTGCTGGAAGAGATCGCTGATTTCCGCGACAAGCAGGCCAAAGCCAAGAAGGCAGCAGACGAAAGTTGGAAGAGCAGGCGCAATGCGGACGCAATGCAGACGCATAGCGAACGCATCCAAAATGCAGAGTCGAATGCAATGCCTCGCGCGCACGTTCCAACAACCAACAACCAACAACCAGCAACCAATCTACTCTTGCTCGCACCTCACGGTGCTGAGCCGACGGCCGATGATCCCGAAGGCTCCGCCGCAGCCACCCCAGAAGGTTCTGGCGAAAAAAAGAAAAGGGGGGCGGCGGTGGAAGACTTGGCCTGGGCACCGGACACGGGTTGGACGGGCTTCACGGACACGCTCATGGACGAGCTGGCTGGCGCTTACCCGGCCTGCGACATCCGGCGGCAGATGCTTGCCATGGAGCAGTGGTTGAAGGCGAACAAGGCCAAGGCTCGCAAGAGCAACTGGCGCAAGTTCGTCACCAACTGGCTCGCCAAGGAGCAGGATCGCGGTGGTGATCTGCGCGGCAAGACACCCTTCCAAGCCTTCTCGGATAGCTTTGGCGCGAAAAAAGAAGCGCCGCCGCTCACGGTGGAGCTTCCGCCGGACGGCTACGAGCAGGCCATGACCGCTCTTTGGGGCGATGGCTGGGAGGGCACCGTGCCCGGCTGGCCGCAAATGGTCGCCAGTGACAAAGCACAGGTCCGCCGCTGGCTCGCTCAGCATGGGAAGGAGGCGGCGTGAATGAGCTGGCTCTTTTCGCGGGCGCTGGTGGTGGCATTCTCGGAGGGAAGCTCCTGGGATGGCGCTGCGTGTGCGCTGTGGAGTGGGATGCCTATGCCGCAAGCGTGCTTGTGGCACGGCAAAACGATGGATGCCTGGAGCCGTTTCCCATCTGGGATGACGTGCGCACCTTTGACGGAGGTGCATGGCGAGGCCGTGTTGACGTGGTTTCTGGCGGGTTTCCCTGCCAGGACATTTCCTGCGCTGGCAAAGGAGCGGGCATCGATGGGGAGCGAAGTGGGATGTGGGTGGAGATGGCCCGGATCATCGGTGAGGTGGGACCGCGATACGTGCTCGTGGAGAACTCGCCAATGCTCACTGTTCGGGGGCTTGGAACAGTTCTCGGGAACTTGGCCTCGCTGGGGTATGATGCGATCTGGGGAGTGCTGGGAGCTGATGATGCCGGAGCTCCACACCGACGGAAACGAATCTGGATCATGGGATGGCGAAGAGACGTGGCAGACGCCGACGGCGCAGGATGCGAATGGTCGCACGCACCACAATCAACGCGATGGCTCCAAGCGTGCGAGCCTGCTGGGGCAGGTGGCGATGTGGCCAACGGTGCGCAGCAGCGACGGAGAGAGAGGTGGACGCGGCGATTTGATCCAAGCGGTGCGGGGCAATCCAAACAGGCATTACAAACTCTGGCAGACGCCAGTGGCGGACGATGCGGTGGACCGCAAAACAGGGAAGTGGAACTCGCGAGGCGAGGCCAAGTTGTCTGCTCAAGTCAAGATGCTACCAACGCCAACGGTGCAGGATGCGAGCAACAACGGCGGTCCTGCTCAGATGGAGCGGAATGCACTGCCGCTAAATGCGGTGGCTGGTGGTGCGCTGAACCCGACGTGGGTCGAGTGGCTGATGGGGTGGCCGCTCGGGTGGACCGATTGCGGTGCCTCGGCAACGGACAAGTTCCGGCAGTGGTGCGGCTCGCATGGCAAACCTTTAACCAAATCAACGCATGAGTGATCAACCTGCCAAAGACCGCGCCGTGACCACCGAGGAGCGGCTGGCCAAAATCAACCGCGCCCTTCCCTTCTCCGATGAGGCAGAGAAAGGGCTGCTGTCCTGCCTCATGCAAGATCCCGAACGCATCGCCGAAGTGCGCGCCAAGCTGCCGGCCGAGGCGTTTTACCACGCGGGCAACCGCACCTTGTTCGAGGTCATGCTGGACATGCTGGATAAAAACCTGCCGGTGGAACCGGTGTCTCTGACACACCGGCTGCGTGATCAGGAAAAGCTCGAGCGAGTGGGCGGCGCTGCGCACGTAAGCGAGCTTTACGATTTCACACCGATCGCCGCGCATTATCCGCATTACGTGCACATCATGCGTGAGAAATGGGCGCTGCGGCAGACCATTCACGCCTGCGCCGAAAGCATTGACGAGTGCTTGCATCACGGCACGGAAACGAATGACGAAGACATTACGGCCGTGGTCGGTCGCGCGGAGAGCCGCGTGTTTGAATGCGTGCAGGCGCTGCAAGCCTCCGGCGAGTATTCCACCGGCCCCGTGCATGCGCGGCGCGGCGTGATTGATTGGGTCGAGCGCACGGAGCAGACCATCGCGAATCGTGGCAAGATCATGGGCCTCGAAACCGGCATCTTGGAGCTCGATCAAACCGTGCACGGACTCGATGATGCACAGGGCGAAATTGTCGTCATCGCGGGCCGTCCCGGCCAGGGCAAGACCGCCATGGCGACCACGCTCATCCACAACCTCGCCGTCGAGCGCAACGTGCCCGGGCTCGTGTTCTCCGCCGAAATGAGCAGCGTGCAGCTCTACGACCGCATCATTCTCGGCGGTGCCAGCATCGACACCAGCAAAGCAATCACCGGCATGTTCTCCCGCGCCGACCAAGACGCCATGCAGGGGAAGGTGCGCCAGGTGCAAACCGCGCCGTTGCTCATCTCCGACGGCTCCGCCATCTCCACCGCCGACATCCGCAGCCAAGTGCAAGTAGCCAAACGTCAGCACGGCATCCGCTGGATCGTCGTCGATCACCTGCACCTCATCAAAGCCGTCAGCAAGCGCGGCCTCAAAGACGAGCGCGAGGCACTGGTCGAGGTCATGGAGACGCTGCAATTCGTCAAAAAGTTCTACAAGCTCACCGTGCTGCTTATGGTGCAGCTCAACCGCGAAACCGACCGCAACGCAGGCAAGCCGCCCGTGCTCGCCGATCTGAGCGGCAGCGCCGCGATTGAGTGGTATGCCGATCACGTTTGGATGCTGCATCGCGACCCGTATTTCTTCGGCTGGCACACGCTCAGCGAGGAGAAGAAAAAAGGCTGGGCCGATGCCGTCGAGCCGCGTCGCGAGCGCAACCCGCAATGCTGGAGCAGCGGTGGCAAATACGGCGAGGAAGACGGCGGCTGGCCCCGCGAGGACTACGAGCAGGACGCCAAAATCTACGTCCGCAAGAATCGCCGCGGCCCGACACCCGAGCTCCATATGCGCTTCGAGGACTGGCGCACCTGGTTCAGCAGCCGCATGCCCAAACTCAACAGCACCGACTGGCGCGACTGGCAGTTTGGCAGCTACGCCGTGCCCAAGAAAGAGCCCCGCAGCAAACCCTCCGGCAAATCTAAACGCACCGACGACGGCTGGGACGCCGATTTCAAAGATTGATTCACCCACAACCCACACACCACACCGACACCCACCATGCCCAACAAACTCAACGCCTACATTGACCCCGCCAAGCTGCAAGGAGCGCATCTGATGCAGATCAAAGACCGCGCTGGCACGCCGCAGGAATGCCTTGTCATCGTGCTCAAGGACTCGCGCATCCGTCGCTCCGAGAAATCGGGCAAGCTCGGCCTTTCCATTGACATCGTGCCCAACAAGGACGGCAAAGACGAGTATGGAAACACGCACTGGATCAAAGAAAGCACCACCAAAGCCGAGCGCGAAAGCCCGCAGCCTCCCAATCTGCACTTCCTCGGCAATGCCCGTGAGTTTGAACTTGGTGGCCAGCGCACCGCCCGCCCCGCCGCAGGCTCGCCCGTGACCGGCGGCAGCGAGGCACCCATGGCCGACGGCATGGAGGACGATGACATCCCGTTTTGAACTGTGAAGGGAAATGCACGCCAACCGTCGAAAATCAGGCGACGGCGAGCGCCAAGCCTGATTTGCACGACAGATGATCTTCGAGCCGCGGCCTGCATTTTCTTTGTTCAGCATCAAAGTCCAAACATCAACCTTATCACATTATGACCCCCGAAAACTTTTGTTATTGGCTGCAAGGCTTGTTTGAGGTGCAAAACCCCCGAGCACTGACCGAAGCACAAACCGCCGTGGTGAAGGAACACCTTCAAACGGTATTCAATAAACGCACAAAGAAGACCGTCGAGCGCACTGAATCGCTCCCGGCTCAGTCGCCTCCAACGCGGGGTGGCCGCATATGCTGAACGGTAATTATTCCAACCACCATTCCGCATAATACCCGCAAAACCGGAAACATCCCCATTACCCCATGATCTCACCCGACACCCAGCTTGTCATTGAAGCTCTGCATGCAGGGCAAGAGGCGCATCCGGTGATTGAGCCGTTGGCGCTGGATGAGTTGCTGGTGCTGGGCGAGGAAGGCGCGGCGGAGGCGGTGGCGGCGCGGGCGGATGCGATTCGCGAGATGGCGGAGCAACCGCTGGATCAGGGCTGGGTGCCGCAGGATTGGTGGCTGTTCTTGTTGGAGCTGTGCCGGAAGCGTCTGGAGCATCCAGGGCGCGTTCTGGAGGTGCTGGTGAGCGGAGGGATTCGTGCGGGCAAAACGCATGTGGCGGCCTCGCTGGCGGTGCAGCATTGGAAGCATGCGCAGAAGGCCACGGTGTTCTGCATGAGCCGTCGCGAGGAGGACTCGCAAAACCTTCAGCAGAAGCCCATCGAGTCCTTTCTGCCGCCCGAGGCGCTGGGCGGTGCGGCGGGCAAGATCAAGCAGGACAAGCACCAGAAGGCGAAGTTCAGCGGCGGCAAGTTCACCGACAACCAGTTCAGCCGTTACCTCATCGTCACCGGGGCCAATGGCGAGCGCTACACTGGCGGCGGCATGGTGCAGTTTCGTTTCTTCACGCAGGAACTGGAGAGCTTCCGGGGCTACGCGCTCACGTTTGTGTGGTCCGATGAAGGCATTCCCGTCGATCACGTCAAAGCGCTGAAGGATCGTCTCGCGTCGCGAGCCATCGAAACGCAGCGCGATGAGCATCGGAAGCAAATGCTGGCGCTGCAAAGCTACCTCGTGCCGCTCGCGGATGGCGTGCCCGGTGCCAAACGGCCGCATGGCGAGCTGCTCGGGGCGCTCATGCACGGCGTGCATCTCATCACCTACACGCCCGAGGAAGGCTTTACGCCGACGGTGCGCTACTTCATGCAGGGCGCGGTGAAGCCCGACAAGTTCAAGGTCATTGCCCCCGAGCTGGCGGCGAAGGGCGGCTGCAAAGATCCGCGTGTGCCCAAGATCGCGTATCCGCTGGAGCCGACCCGGTTGGTTTGTTACCTGCACACCGCCGCGAACAAATACGTCAACGTCTATCCCCAGCTCTCCAAGGACTACGCTGGAGCCGATGAGAAGACCGTCCGCATCAAGCTCTACGGCGACGCCGAGGCCGCCAGCCGCAGCGAGTTCGAGGCCGTGTGGAAACCGGAGCAGCACCTGTGCGATTGGAAAGACCTGCCTCGCGATGGCACGCTCTACGAGATCATCGACGGCGCGGAGGCCAAGCCGTTTTTCATCGGCTGGTTCATCGTCGATCCGATGGGGCGGTTCTGGCAGGCGCAGGAATGGCCGTGTGAAAGCATTGCGATCGACGACATGATGCCCGGCCCGTGGGCTGTGATGAGCGAAAAGGACCGCATGAATGGCGACGAAGGCCCGGCGCAAAAGCTGCGTCTCGGCTGGAACTTCGAGCAGTATGCCGAGCTGGTGTGGCAGATGCGGCATCGCCTGCTGGAGAAGATGAAGGAAACCGGCGGCGAGTGGCAGGGCCGCACCGTGCAGCATCCCGTGAAAAGCGGCGATGCCATCCTGTGCGCCGAGCCGTTCGAGACGTATGGCGATCCGCGTTGGAGCCAGTGGAAGAGCGGAGCCACCGGAGCGACCATCCAGCAGGAGTTCTACGACCTGCCCAATGGCTTCACCATCCTCGTGCCCGAAGGTGTGCGCGTGCAGGAAGGGCTCGCCCTCGTGCGCGATGCCTTCGCCACCACCATCCTCATGCAGCCCAAAGCCCGCGTGAACCGCGAATGCACCAACACCATTTTTGGTTTGCAGAATTTCACGATCCCCGACTACGCCGAGCAGACCAAACGCAAAGACGAAGCCTGCAAAGACCCCGTGGACGTGTGGCGCTACTTCTGCCTCGCCGGGCCGGAGCATGTGCCGCCCGCGGGTTTGGAGATCGTCAGGGGCGGGAGTTATTGAGACAATCAAACAAGGAGACAATCAGACTGTGAACGACACACCAACAACACCAACATCCGACTACGGCGAGCCGTGGAAAGTCGGTCGCATTGATCGCCCAATGGAAGACCGTCATGGGCACGATCCACTGATGCTGCACCGCACTGCCGACGCCATGATCGCTTACCGCAATTCCACCTCGACAAAGCCATGACCACCACCCCAAAACCCACCGCTGCCGCCAAAGCGCCAAGCAAGCCCGCGTTGAAAACCTTGATCACCTGGGCGGAGGTGATGGCGCATGCGCGGCGGGCTCGGATTGGCGAGCACACGGCGCGGAAGATCATCTGCCGGCAGGAAAGCCCGGCTAGAATCCTCTTGCCATCCATGGGCAATTACCGCTATGATGAGGCCGTTGTGCTGCGGGAGTTTGGGCTGCTTTGATCCATTCCTGCCCGCACGGCCATGCTCACTTCCGACCTCGAAACCGGCGAAACCTACGTCGTCGCCTCCGATGAAACGCTCGATCCCACTTGGGTGATCGACGAGATGACGCTTTCGCTCACCGATCTGGGGCCGTGGATTCAGGACATGCAGGACCATGAACGCACCGCGCTGGCCGTTTGGGCCGGGCAGTCGCAGGATGGGCGCAAGCATGCCGCAAACTACGGCAAAAAGGTGTTCCCCTTCGAGGGCTCCGCCGATTCCCGCGTGCATCTGGCGGGCGAAGCCATCGACCAGCTCACCATGCTGGAGATGCTGGCGATCGAGAGCGCCAAGGTGCAGGTGATCGCCATGGAGGCCAGCGATGCGGCCGCTTCCAAGAAGGTCGAGACGCTGATGAAATACGAAACGCGGCAACGCCTGCGGGCCGAGCTGTGGCGCGAGCGCAATTTCGCCCGGCAGATCAAGCACACCTGGGGCCATGCCGTGATGCACGTCGGCTGGGAGCAGCGCATGGGCACGGCGCAGGTCACGCTCAGCATTGAGGATCTGGTGCAAGATCACACGCAAACCAAACTCGCCGAGGCTCGTCTGCAAGCTGCCGAGGCGGGCATGCAGCCCATCGACGCCGATGGCGAACTGCTCACGCCTGAGCAGCAGCTCGCCATTGCCGATGCTGCCGAGGCTGAGCTCAACGACTTGCTGCGGGCGGAAGATGTCGCGCCCATCGTTGCGATGATCCGCCGCCGTCACCCGCTGCTCTCGCCCGTGCGGGCGCGGCGTGTGGCGCGTGAATTGCGCACCGAGGACAGCGTGACTTTCACGGCACCCTACCGCAAACCGGGCAAACCCTGCGTCCGCGCCTACCTGCCCGGCATTGATGTGTTTTACCCGCACTGGTGCGGACAGGTGGACCGCGCTCCGTGGGTGGCGCACGTCGAGCAATACACCGAACCTGAGATCAAAGCCAAAGCCAAGACCGACGGCTGGAACGAGGAAGCCATCGACGCCCTGCTGGACATGGGACCGAAGCCCGTTGTCGATACCTCTGCCGTGCTCAATACCACCGCCGCCAGTGTCGAGCGCATCCTGAACGAGCCCGCCCGCGACACCTTCACCGCCCGCTATCGCAACCGCGAGCAGACCTGGTATGAGGTGCTTCGCATCACCGTGCAGACCGTCGATGAGGAAGGCTATCCTGCCGTGCAAGAGCTGATCTTGCATCCGTCATTGGTCGGCAAGGATCGCCGCAAAGCGGACAAGGAACTCGTGTTCGTGAACCGCTTGCTCGATTACTACTTTGACGGCGGCTGCTACGTCGATCTGCGTCGTGAATACAAGGCACGCCCGTTGTTTGAGAGCCGCGGCGTGCCGGAAATGGTTGGCACGCATCAATACCTGCTCAAGAGCACGCGCGATGCCAGCATGGACCGCACGAGCTTTGCCACCATGCCCATCGTCAAGGTCACGGGCCGCCGTGCTGGCAGTGGTGCCCGCTGGGACTACGAGCCCGGCACGAAGCTGCCCGTCGAGTCTGGCGGCGATGCCGACTACATGCGCCCGCCGCCCTTGGATCAAGGCACGATCCTCGATGCCAACGAGATCCGCAAAGACGTGGCCAATCTGCTCGGCCTGCATCACCGCGAGATCGACGTGGCGAAGGTGCAGATGCACCAGCAATGGATCGTCGCCGGAGCCCTCATGGAAGAGCGTGAGATCCTGCGCCGCATCCTTGCGCTCGATCAGCAGTTCATGGACCCGCTCTATGTCAGCCGGGTGCTCGGCAATGGTGCGCAGCCCTTCCAGGTCACCCGCGAAGAGATCGCAGGCAGCTTCGATTTCGTGCTCGAGTTTGACGTGAAGAGCCTCGACATGGAGTATCTTCAAAAGCGCTGGTCCGCTCTCAAAGATGCCTTCAGCATCCCCGGTGTCGCCGGTCAGGTGCCCACGGTGCCCGTCGTGTCGTGGCTGCTCAACAACATCGACCCCGGCCTGGCCGATCTGGTCACCGGCAGCCTCAGCGAGCGCAATGCCGCCGAGGCTGAGGAAGAGAAGGCCGCCATCGCCATGCTGCTCACCGGCGTGGAGCCCACCGTCACCGAGAGCATGGATGCCGCCACCCGTTTGCAGGTGGATCAAGAGCAGATGCAGAAGAACCCCGCCGTGGCCCAAGCCTACGCCGCCGGTGGCATGTTCACCGAGATGCTCAACCGTCGCATGGCCGCCTTCCAGTTTGCCGTGCAGCAGCGCACGGAAAATGCGCAGGTCGGGCGCACCGGTTTCAAACCTGTTGTTGAATAATTGATCTCATGCCACGCCCAGCCAAACGCCCAGCCAAACGCTTGCTCATTGAAACCTGCATGGAGGCCGGTCCTTTGACCGAAGGCCAGATTGCGGATGCACTCGAAGCCACGCATGACACGCGGGAGATGCGGGCCGTGATGAGCTTGCTGGAATGTTTCATCGGCGAAGCGCATGCGGAGATGACCGTGCGCAATCAAGAGCCGCGCATCCGCGATGAGGCCAGCGGCGCGGCGCGATACCTGAAGGACTTGCGAGCAGACATCATCCGCCTCACGGCACGGAAAAAGCTGGAAGCCAAAGCGGAAAACTGAGCCGCACATCACCTCAGATCGCCTCACATTGCGGCAGATCGTGTCAGATTCGGAGCGCGTGAGATTGTCGGCAGGCAGGTGGTGTGATGCAGTGGCGGCGTGCGCAGGGCGCACGTCTTATGTTCATCTCATCTTATGCGGTTCCAAACGCACCGGCTGCCCGCTCGGCAGGTGGTGATGTCGCCTCCGCAGGCGGCACGGGCTCGAACGCACCCGTAGAAGCTGGCGTTCAGGGCGGTCCTGGCGGATCTCCGTTGTCCATTTTTGAGTCTCTTGCCGGCCACACGGTTGCCGAGCAGTTGGCCGCGATGGGTGCAGCGGAAGGAGTCAAGACAGAGCCGGTGAAGGCCAAGGCCAAAAGCCAGCCGACACAAGCCGCCGCAAAACCGAAGTCTCCACCTGTCACCTCGACAGCCGACGATGACGACGACGCGGGAACCGATGACGCCGATGAGTCCAACAACACGGACGGGACCAATCAGGACCGCGATGCGATCCTGCCCGACGATGAGGATGAGTCTGCCGAGGTGACCGCCGAGGACGAATCGGATGCTGACGAATCCAACGACGATGCGGACGACGGGGAAGCAGGCGACAATGACGACGCTCCCGAGGACACGAAGGAAGCCGCCGCCAAGCTCAAGGCACTGGAAAAGGACAATTTCAAGACGCGGGCCAAAAACCGCGAACTGCGCGAGCAGCTTGAGAAAATCCAAGCCCGTGTGCAGGAGCTGGAAAGCCAGGGCACCACAGCAGGCACGCCGCTCTACGGCATGCCGGAAGGATTCGAGGCCGTGAAAACGGAGCAGGATCTGACCCAGCTCGAAGCGCAATGGCAGGCAGCCAAAGAGTGGGCCGAGGATCACGAGCAGGAAGGCTACACCGGCAATGACGCACAAGGCAACGAGGTGGAATACACCCCGCAGCAGGTGCGCCAATACCGCCGCCAGATGGAGAAAGCACTGAAGCAGGCCGACAAAGCCCGCAGCGTGCTGAAGGACCGCCTGGCCAAGGAGTCCGATGCCAAGGCCATCGCCAGCAGGAAGTATCCCTTCGTGCTCGATGCCACCAGCAGCCGCCATGCCCTCGTGAAAGAGATCGAGTCCGAGCATCCCGAGATCAGCCTGAGCCCGCAGCGCGCCCTTCTTCTGGGCCGCCTCGCCGTGGCGAAGCTGCTCGAAAGCGGTGCTTATGAACTCGTGAAGAAAGGCAGCAGCAAACCCGCCGCCGCCAGCGTCGCCAAGAAAGTCGCCCCGCCTGCTCCCCCGCCGCCTGCTCGCCGCCAGGCATCTGCCTCTGACGCCTCCGCACCCTTTGCCAGTCTCGCCATGAGCCTCGCGCAAAACACGGTCGCCAGTCTGAAGCATGCCGCCTGACCTGTGAGACCCGGACCTTTTGCGGAAAACCTGAACCTCAAACTTCACCTTTTCCAAGATCATGCCCGCCACCTTTGAACGCACCCAAGTGGGACGCCGCGAAGACCTCGCCGACGCCATCTACAACATCGACGCGAAGGACTATCCTTTGCTCTCCGCCATCCCGAAAGGGAAAGCCGCCGTCAAGACCCGCTTTGACTGGCAGGCCGACAGCTATGCCACCCCGAGCACCGACGGCGTTGTCGATGGTGCCGACGTGAGCACCTACGAAGACGCCGCCGAAAATCGCGGCCTGCTCTCCAACTACGTCCAGAAGGTGCGCCGCACCCCGATGGTCACGGAGATGGCGCAGGACGTGTCCGACGTGGCCGGCCTCGCATCCGAAATGGCCGGTGCCATCGCCAAGAAGACCATCGAGTGCAAACGCGATGTCGAAGCCACTCTCGGCAGCGACAACGAAGCGCAGGCCGACAACGGCACGGTGCCTTACAAGACGCGCGGCCTCGGCAAGTGGGCGCTCAGCACCGCGCAAGCCGTGCTTCCGGTGCCCTCCGCCTTCCGCACGCCCTCCGCCAGCATCGACGCCACCGCGCTTGCCAGCGTGACCCGCGCCGTGGTGAACAACGTCATGAAGAGCCAGTATGCCCAGACCGGCAAACGCGGCACCTACATGTTCGTGTGCGGCACCAGCCTCAAGGCCCGCTTCACCGAAATGGTCGGCTACTCGCCCACCGTGTCCAACTTCACCGCCATCACCCAGACCAATCGCGGCCAGGGCTCGAAGTGGAGCGACACGATCGAGAGCTTCACCGGTGACTTCGGCACCTACGACCTCGTGCTGTCCAACTGGCTCGGTTTCTCCGCCGGTGCGGCCGATGCCCGCCGCGGCTACGCCATCGACCCCTCCATGATGGAACTCAAGTTCAACAAGCAGTGGGCCTACAAGGCGCTGCCTGACCTGGACGGCGGCCCACGTGGTGTGATCAGCGCCATCTTCGGCCTCGCGGTCAAGAACCCGCTCGGCCTCGCGAAGTTCGCCGCTACCGCCGACAGCTAACCCTGACACCGGGGCCGCGTGACGAGCGCGGCCCCGGATTTCTTCCCCTCGCAGATTCATTTTCACCCACTTTTTGAAAGGACACCTTTATGGCTGACCAAGCAGTTACCCTCTCCACCGCCACCAGCGCCAGCAATGGCGTCAAGATCGCCGTTCTCTCGGCAGAAGTCGCCGCGCAGACCGGCTTCACGCACGCCTTCCGCGTGCCGTTCGACATCCTCAACAACTCCTCGTGGACCACGCAGGGCGACACCGTCACGGTCACGCTCGGCACCACTTCGGCCCGCTACCAGGTGGACCGCGTGGCGGTCAACGTCCCCACGGCCTTCGCCACTACCGGCACGCTCACGATCAGCGTCGGCACCAGCAGCAACACCGCGCTGGCCCTCGCCGCCGCGAGCTGCAAGAGCGACACTCAGCTCACCGCTGCCGCTGGCTGTGTCACGGCCAACAAGGTCGAAGGCACCAGCGCTGCCACGCTGCAATGCCGCTTCACCACGCAGGGCAGCACCGGAGCCCCGTCGGACATCACCGCAGGCGTCGCCGAGATCTTCCTGCGGATCATCGACGTGGCCGCGCTGATCTAATGCTTTGCCGTCGATCCTGACGGCAAACCCAACGCCTCACAGCACAACCTGCTGCGACTCGGATCAAACCGGGCCGCAGCAGGGGTGAAGGCGGTTCCTTGTTCGTTGTTCTTTGTTCCTACCTTCTGCCTTTCCTGACTCATGTTTGACTCCGAAGAACTCATTGCCGAGCTGCACGCGCAGGGTGGACCCTCGCTGGTGGCTGCTGTGGAGCGGGAGTTTCGCACGGGCTGGGAATTGCAGAAGCACTGGGCCATGCAGAAGGAGCAAAGCCGCGCTGAAGTGGGCCATGCCCGCAGCGCCGCCGTCGATGGCCTGGGTTACATCTCCAGCAGCATCGACTCCAATTCCTACTTCTACTGGCTGAACAAAGGCCGGAATGAACTCGGCTGTCAAAACGTGTGGGCGGAGGACGAATTTCGCCGCGACTACGCCAAGAAGAACACGCAGACCGTGGTCAAGTATCAAAGTGCGCAACCGCGCAGCGGCTGGACGCCTGACATGGATACCTCACGCGGCACCGCGCCGCAGCTCGTGCTCGGCAGCAAATACGGAATGGGGGTGGCTGCATGAATGGCGTCGCTTTCAAAACGCTGCGTGACGGCTGCATCGAGGACGCAGGCCTGCTCAGCGCGCAGGACTCCACGCTCAATGCGCGGTTCACCTCCTACATCAACACGGCGCTCGATTACGCCTATCCGTGGAATCTCGACGGCTGGCGCGAACTGCGAAAAGCCACCTCCGAAACGGTGACTTCGCAGGTCATTGATCTGAATGCCGTTGGCGCGGGCTACTGGGGCGTGTGTCACGTGCTCGGCGTCACCAAAGAGCACCCGTGGAAAAGCAGCAACCCCACGCCGCGCGAGTATGACGTGGCCGGCACGGACATCATCGTGCCCGACACCGTGACCGATGCCACGCTGTGGGTCGCGCACATCGAGGCACCGCCCGTGTTCTCCAGCACCGCCTGGGCCACCGGCACCCCGTATGTCGTCGGCGATGTGCGGCTCGAAGGCAACGATTGCTACTACTGCCTCACCGCGCACACCAGCGGCACCTTTGCCACCGATCTGGCCGCCAGTAAGTGGGCCATCGTCAAGGTGCCCGGCTTCCTCAACATCCCCGTCCGGCAAGCCGTCGTGCAGGCCTATCTCCGCACCGATGGCCAGGAGCAGACCAGCCAAAGCATCCAGCGCCTGCTCGATACTCATCTCAATCAAATCGCCACCCGGCACACCCCAGCCATCCGCTGACCGCTATGCAGACCACCATCGACACCAAAAACTTCCAAGGCGCTGGCGTCCCCAGCAACTACGCCAAAGCCACCGCTGACGGCACCGTGTTCACCCTCGCCAAAGGCGAAGTCGGTTTCATCCAGAACCTCGACGACGCCGCGCTTGCGGTGAAGTTCGGAGCTACCGCCAGCACGACCAGCTTCAACGTCATCCTCCAAGCCGGATCGGCCGCCGATGATGGCAAGGGAGGCTTCATCTACGTCACCGATTACGTCGGCGTCGTCAGTGTCGCCGCCATGAGCGGCACCGCCAACTACATCGCCTGGAAACGCGTGCTTGCCTGACCTCATGACGCACTTGCTCCGCAGTCCTTCGCAACTGGTGAACCCGCTGGCCCGTCAGCGGTTCCTGGGGTTTGGGACGGCTCCGGGCGGGGCGGCGTTTGTGGGTGCGCTGGACGCCTTTACGGCTGGCCTGAGTGGCGCGTGGAGTGTGGCGAGGCGTTTGGTGGCATCTTACACGAGTGCGTTGATCCGTGTGCGGCGCAGTTCCGATAACGCAGAGTTAGACATCAATGCCTTCAATGGTATTTTGGATGTCGCCAGCATTGCCAGCTTTTGCAGTGGCACCACAGGCTTTGTCAGCACGATTTATAACCAATTCGGCATTGCGAGCAATCTCACCGCAGCAGCGGCGAACCAAGGGCGCATTTATAATGCGGGCGCTGTCATCGTGAAAAATGGACTTCCAATGATTGAAGTGCCTCCAGCTGCCACCGTTGGTTACGCCGCCAGTTTTGCTGCTCAAACACCCACTGCTGTTTCTTATGCGGGTGTGGTATCTCCAGTTGGAATTGGCAATTACCATGGGCAAGTGGGGAATCCAAGCACCTCGTTTGCCCCCAACGGAGCCATTTTGCTTTACGAAAGCAGTGCCACCACGATGCAGCCTTTTGTCGCTTTTGGGTCGCGGGGCAACGCCATTGCAACCACATCCGGCACGTTGGTTTCAGCGGGGTGCGTGATTGGTGCTAGTAACACCACGGTTTACAAAAATGGCACTCCAACATTGGCGGCAGCTTACACGCCGACGTTTAACTTTGCTGGATATGGATTCTGGAATGCTGGCGCGACAATCTCAGGAACAATCGCCGCTGGCGCATGCTGGGCAGAAGGTATTCTATGGACAGGTGAACGCGCTTCAAGCGTTGCGGCCATCACTGCCAATCAACAAACTTACTTTGGCACATGATCCGTTACGTCCCATCACCTACCGCAGCCGACTTGACTATTGCCCTTTGGGGGCTAGCCCGCCCAGTGCATTTACGCACGGCAAACGACACCCGCGAGATGTTTGGATGGGTAGATGATCTTCAAGACCCGCCGAAGCGTTGGTTGGCGGTGGATACGGAGTTTGTCGTTACGATTCACCCGGAAGCCTCCGTGGATGAAGTGGCTAAAATTTTGCAGCCATGGGTAACTGCCGGACACCTACCAGCCAACACGATACCTGATTTGACTTCGCTCATTGACGCAAACCGAGGTATGCCAATGGCCGCTTGGGATGCCTTTCCGCAGTTCTTCAAAGATCAGAGCAAGACTTACGCCGAGATGATCGCGGCAGGCTTTTTAACAGAAGGGGGAATGTCGTGAGCATTATGGACGACAACCAAGAAATTATTAAACTCGGGACGGTTCATGGGTGGGTATTCAAAATTTCTCTGTGGGCGGCTCCGTTGTTCTTTGTTTGGACGGTTAACACCATCCTCGCTCATGATCGCGACATTGCCGTGATGAAAATGCAAATCGCGATGCAAAGCGGTGGCAAGGGCAACATCTCCAACAGCATCAACATGGGCAGCGCGGGGGCGGACACCGAGATGGTGGACAGCGCCAAAACGTGGCTAACTACGAAGGATGTGGCTACTCGCGAGGGCTGCGACGAGCGCACGGTGCTGAATTACATCGCGCGCGGCCAGATCGTGCCGATGCCCGAGAAGGATGGCAAGAGCTGGCGCATTTCCGCAGGGTTCCGAATCATTCCGAATCCCGCCGAATCTGGCGGAAAGGTGGCAGCCAAGCTCCAACCTGAATGCGAGGAGGCCACGCCATGAGCCGTCGCGTCGTCTATTTCATCCTGAACGGCATCCACACGAACCCGGCGCAGACGGACGGCTGGGTGGATGAAGCTGCAACGCTGCTGAACCGGCAGACGCCCGACTACGTAAAGCCGGAGAAATTCGAGTATTACACGACGGCGCTGACGCGGCGGCTGTTCCAGACGCGCCGCGCGGAGAAGCTGCTGCACAAGGCGCTCGGTTACGCGGAGGACGGCTGGACCGTGCGGATGATCGGGCACAGCAACGGCTGCGACCTCATCGCGCGCGTGGCGCTGGCGGCGGCCAAGAAACAGATCCCGACTCTGCGACTCGACAGCGTCCACCTCATCGCGCCAGCGGCGGAGGATGCAGACTTCGCGCAGGCGGTGCAGTGTGGCGCGATTCGTCGCGTGCACATCTACGGCAGCGCGAATGACAAGGCGCTGCAAGCGGCCGGTTTGTCGGCCAAGCTGCTCAATTTTGTTGGCCTGGGCTTCGGATCGCTGGGCCTGCGCGGCAAAGCGCTGGCTGACTGCTTTCCGGGCCGCGTGTTTGATCACTCGCGGCACCACTATGGACACAGCACGTGGATCGGTGGCCTCACGCTGCCGGGCACGGTGCGCGAAATCCTGCAACACGACGACCTTTTGCCAGCATGAAACTGCTTTTCCAACTCGCTGACCTGCCCCTGCCTGAAGCTGGGGCTCGCATCATTTTGGCCATCGCCGTGATGATCGGGCTGGTGGTCGGCAGCTTTTACTACGCATCCAAAAAGCCATGAGTTCACCCGCTCCATCTGCTGTCTCGCACCTGCTCACCGCGCTCGGTTTTGAGTGCCTGGGCCATTCGCGGGCGCATGACGGCGCGGTGATGTGGATGCTGAGCCTCGGCGCGCGGGACATCCTGATCACGCTGCCAGAAAACGCCACCGTGAGCGACGCGGCGGAGTCGATCTACGACGCCGGAGCGCGCGACAAGCGCGATGAAATCCAAGGCCGCTGGAGCGATTTCCAAAACGCGCTGAAGTATTCCCGCACGGACACGCTCTGGACCGAAGCGCGCGAGCTGCAACGCCTCGCCCGCGAGGAGCGGGAGAAAGCGGCGAGCATGCCGAAGAACGAAGCCTGAACTTTGAACCCTTTTATGAAAACCTGCACTTTCATCCTCGATCCCGGCCACGGCATGGGCAATCGCACGCGCGGCACCTACGATCCGGGCGCGGTGGCGGCTGGGGTGCAGGAGGCAGACATCGCTCTAGCGTGGGCCAATGAACTGCGCAATGTGCTCAAGGGCATGGGCCACCAGGTGGTGCGCACGCGGCGCGATCGGCAAGATCCCTGTCATGTGTCGCGGCGCGATGACATCGCCCGGGCCTACGGCGGCACGGCCATGATCAGCCTGCACTGCAATGCCGCCAGCGGGCTGGCCAACGGCACGGAAACGTTTTACCGCGGTGCCGAGGACAAGGCGCTCGCCGAGAAACTGAACGCCGCCGTGTGCAGCGCACTGGGCACGAAGTCGCGCGGCGTGAAGACGGAGCAGGAAAGCCAGCACAAGAGCCTTGCGGTGATGGAGTTCCCGAACTGCTGGCTCATCGAGCTCGGTTTCATCGACCACGCAGGCGACCGCGCCAAGATGCTCGATGAAAAGCTGATGCTGCTGGCCTGCCAAAACATCGCCGCTGTGCTGCATGAGGCTTTTGCGAAGTGACCCCTTTTCCCGAACCACACGCTGAAGCGTGAACAACTTACCCGATCCCGATCATGCCCACCACTTATTCCAAGTTTCGACTCTACGACCAGGAGAACGGCGCTTACGTCACGCCGGAGATCCCGAACATCATCGACGTGGTTGATTTGACCAGCGTTTCCACTTCCAGCGGCAGCAATGAAGTCACGGTGGCCAGCACGACGGGGCTTTTCCCCGGCATGAGCTTGCACATAGCGACGCTGCCGCAGGGCGCTTTCATTCACGCGGTCAAATCGAGCACGGTGATCGTGGCGCATGCGCCTGCGTTTGATACGGCCACGGGCACCTGGACGGTGAGCGCGGCCAATGCCAACGCCACGGCCACGGCCAGCAGCATGACGGGCTCAGCCCGCGGCGCGAATGCCATCGGCATCCCCATGGTGGATGCGAATGGCAGCACCTACCGCAACGAGTTTGGCCACACCGGCGCGGCTTGGAATGCGCACGGCGAATACACCAGCAGCGGGCCGACGACGAACAAAGCGGTCGATCCGGTGGCGGCGCAGCCGGGCGTCGTGCTGACGCCCGACAGCGTGAGCGTGCTGCCCATCGGCGCGGGCACGACGGCGCAGACGGCCGTGAAGCTGTCCGCCACCGCCATCACGCCGAAGATCAGCGACAGCGTGAAGGGCACGCCGCCGCGTCCGATGCCGCTGTGGACGACGTGGTGGCTGCTGGTGGCCTCGACGGGTGCGGTGACCCTGCTGCGCAAGAGTCCGCAGGTGCAGCTCGTGCGCACCGGTTCGAGCACGGCCTCGTAATTTCCCTTTTTCCTCCCCTCTCATGGATCCGCAAGAAGTCCAAATCGCCGAGCCCGTCGCCTCGCCCATCCCCGGGGTGCTGGCGCTGCGCTTCCGCGTGCCGAAGAGCAAGCTGCGCCAGGCGATCATGCCGACGCCGCTGGAGACGACGTATCTGGAATGCCAGCTCCCCGGCCGCATCCGGCTGGATGAGTTTGGCAGCTACGTGTTCAGCTCGGATCAGGACGGATCTGCGGGGTATCACGAGTTTTTGTTTGTGCCGGAACGCAGCGCGGCGGAAATCGCCACGCCGGTGCCCAGCCTGAGCCATCCGGACACGCAGCCGTTTCCATGGAAGCCGTGCCTCATTCAGCTCGGTGCGCTGGAGGACGACACGCAGCCGCTGACGTTTGAGACGGGCCCAGGCACGTCGGTGCAGGTGCCTCGGTTGTTTGGTCGCATGCACCTGCTGCCCGGCGGCATGTATGCCAGCGAGATCGAGACGGAAGTGTTTGTGGCGCATCGCCCGTTCACGCGGGAGGAGATGGGCGTGCTGGAAACGCAGGTGACCACGCGCTTGCAGTGGCAGGGCCGCAACCTCGACGTGGATCTCGACTGCCTGCATGGCTTGGTGGAGTTCCCCGAGACGCAGACGAGCGGGCGCGCGGTGTCCGGCCTGGGCACGGTGAACAATCCGCTCGTGCTCACGGGCAAGACGGTGTTCCCGCAGACGCCGATGCCGAAGTGGAAGCGTCATTTGTTTGACCAACGGCATGAGCCGGTGGGCGGCATGTGGCGGCTGACGAATCAATGGGTCAACCCGCCGCGTGGCGCGCGGCGCATCCTGGGGGCGGCGGTATGACGCATGCCGAGCGATTCACCACGGCGCGGGCGCGGCCTTCGCTGACCGAGGCTTTGCCGCAAGCGGCCAGCGCATCCGCGTTTGGTGGCGGACTGACGGTGCCGAATCGCGTCCGTTCGTTGGATGATTCGACGCGGCGCGGGCGTGCGGGTGCGGACGGAATTGACGGCCAAGACGGGGCCCCGGGAGCGCCCGGCGCGGACGGAATTGACGGCCAAGACGGAGCCCCCGGAGCGCCCGGCGCAGACGGAATTGACGGCCAAGACGGAGCCCCCGGTGAGCAGGGGCCACCGGGGCCCGAGGGTCCAGCGGGCCCCAAAGGCGGTGACAGCATCCGCACCAATGCGCACGGGACCAAAGCCGTCGGCATTGTGGAAGGCACGCAGGGGCAATGGCTGGACCTGGTGCCGCATGGCGAGCCCATTGAGCCGTGGCTGGAAGACGAACTGGTGGAGCCAGTGCGCTTTGTGAGTGAGTGCGGGCGCTTTGACCTCATCGTGGGCGTTCCCAAGCACTGCGAGCACTGGCGCATGCCGACCAAAACGCCGCAGCAAGCTGAGGCGGCCAAGGCGCAGTGGCGGGAGATTTCACAGAACACGCTGCTGGCTCGAATCGAATCGTTAGAAGATGCCATCGCCCAGATAAAAGGCGTGGCGTAGCATTGGTTTTTCAGATAGACTCCACCTCAACCATCACATTCCCTTATGAGTGCCGTTTCTCAAACCGACGCCATGTTTCGCTGGCACCAGCAAAACCAAGAAGCCCAGGCAAACGCCAAGACGGGCGGCGGCGGGCCTGTCATGTTTTCACTGAATCCGTTCCTGCGTGATCCCGCAACGGGAGCCATGCCCAGCGCGATGCAGCCGACGCAAGGCGGCATTCCCCCCGTGCTGTTTGGCGGTTTCCGCGCGAAGGGCGGGCCGGTGCGTCCGGGCCGCGCGTATGTGGTCGGCGAGCGAGGGCCGGAGCTGATGGTGCCCTCCACGCCGGGGACAATCGTGCCCAATTCCGCGCTGAATCCTGTGAATGGACGGCCTTCAACCTTTGATGGACAAAGCCGCACAATGTTCTTTGGTAAAGCCATGCAGGATGATCCTTCGCGCGGCCGTGCCGTAGGCGATGGCAGCGGGGTGTATGGTGACATCATGCGCGAGGCGGTGGGCCAAGCACCGCGCGTGGATCCGCGCAGCTTTGGCACGGGTGGCAGTCGCTTTGTGGGGCCGCCGGCTCCTGCTGGCTCGATGCCGCAGACCACGCCGCCGGGACAGGGCGCGCCCATGCCGCCGATGCAGCCCTCAACCGGGATGCTGGTGGCAGGCCCGGGCGGCAGCACGAAATGGCAGCCGGGCACGGGACCGGGCACGACGCTGCCACCGATGACCGCGCCCAATCAGATGCCGGCACGCCCGCCGGTTCCTGCTGGCTCGATGCCGCAGACCATGCCGGGACAGGGCGCGCCCATGCCGCCGATGCAGCCCTCAACCGGGATGCTGGTGGCGGGCCCGGGCGGGAGCACGAAATGGCAGCCGGGCACGGGACCGGGCACGACGCTGCCACCGATGACCGCGCCCAATCAGATGCCGGCACGCCCGCCGGTTCCTGCTGGCTCGATGCCGCAGACCATGCCGACGATGGCCGCTAGCCCGATGCCTTTTAACAATGGCAGCCGCATCGCTCAAGCCCCGCAAAACCGTCCGTATGGTGAGTTGGTAGGCAGCACCGGCAGCCTGGCCAATCGCGGTGTGCGCCCGATCGGTCGCAGCGCAAATGATCCCATGCGCATTGCCGAGCAAATGCGCCGCCGCGGCGATCCGTCCGCATTGCTGCGTTTTGGCATGCAGCAGATGGGACAAGATTTTGCTCGTGAGCAAAATACCGTTAACTTTGAGCAAAGCCAAGCCATGTTTGGCCAGCAGCAACAGGCCATAAATCAGCGTGATGCAGCAAATTTTGAGCAAGGACAAATCATGTTTGGCGAACAGCAGAACGCCATGAACCAGCGCGATGAGCGAAACTTTGCGCAGCAGCAGCAGCTCGAAGCGGAGCGCCGCGCGGCGGAGGCCGCCGCCGAGCAAGCGGCGCAAACAGAAGCTCGTAATCGTCAACCAAACGTGAACTTCCAGTTAATCCCGGGCACGGATTACGGCATCCCAAGTGTGGACGGTCGCCCTATGGGCACGCTGCCGGTCAACAAGCCTAAATCTACGTCTTACGCGCCCGTGCAGGGCGTGCCGGGCCTGATGGTGCCGACGGGCCCGGGCGCGGGTAAGCTGCCACCAATGCAGCAGACGCCAAATCCGGGCTGGAGCGTGACGGGCCAGCCAAAGACGCGGATGGAGCCGATGGGCGGCGCGACACCGAAAGCCCCCAGCGGCATCCAATACACCTACGACGCGGCCGGCAATGTGACGGGCGGCTTTTATCCGCGCTACAATCCGGCCACGGGTCGCTTTATGATTTCCAAACTGGATCTGGATGGCGATGGCGTGCCGGATGCGCAGCAGGGCGGCGCTGGAGCAGGCGCGGCGAAGGTGCCTGCGTGGAAGTCGCTGATGCAGTGAAAACCCGTGCTGCGCACGGAATGACGAAACCAGAATGACGAATGATGAATGATCGTAATCCCAACGTGCACTTTTTATGACACCGGCAGACATTGAGGACATGCTTACGGACGCGGAGTTTCAAGCGCTGCCGTTTGATCAACGGCAGACCGTGGCGGAACGCGCCATCGGCACGGCTGGACAATGGGTAGCCGACAATGGCGGATGGACGCCGGAGAAATGGCGCACGTTTGGGGATCTGGCGCAGCAGACGCGGACGCAGATCGCGGACAGCGAAACGCTGGGCGAGAAGGCGGCCTGGGCCGGTGGCGTGGTGGTGGATACGCTGAAGGATGCCATCAAAACGGCAGGCGTCGGTGTGGCCGGTCTGTCTCCGGTGGCGGCTCCTCGGGATGCGGCGGGCGGTGGCTCGCGACTGGAGGCGCAGATGCCAGGCAAAACGCTGGGCAAGTCCTTTGCGGCGAATGCGGCGGCGCTGGCCACGGGTGTGGCGGACAAGTTGCTCAAGGATGCCGAGCCGGTGGACACCGAGCTCGCGGCGCTGCGCACGGAGATCGACCAGGGTGCTTTCTTTGATCACCCAAAAGGCGTGCAGGGCTGGCTGGATGATCGTGCGCAGGCGGTGCAGGCGAAGCAGGCGAAGTATTACGAGGACGAAAACTGGGCGCAGCAGAATGATCTGCTGGCGAATCCGGACAACGCGGCGCTGCTGAATGATTACCTGCTCACGCGGAGCCCGCAGAGCTGGGATGCGCTGCGCAGCGCGGTGCTGCGCACGCCGGGGCAGGAGATGATCCGCGCGGCGAAGCAAGACATCACGCAAAACAGCGCGCTGGGCCGCAGCTTCCCGGGCAATGAGCAGTATATCAGCGAGGCGACCGATCCGGCGGAGCTGGCGGGCACGGTGTTTTCCTTGGGCGCGGGCAAGCTGGCGATCACCGGCGGACGCAATTTGATGCAGCGCGGCGCGGCTTTGGCCGGCGGCGTGGCGGCTGAAACGGCGGGCGAGCAAGTAAGCGCTTTCATGGACGATCCCAACATGACGTGGGAACAGCGTCGCGAAATCGCCAAGCAAAGCGTCATCGCCAGTCTCGGCCTCGCCGGGGTAGGCGCGGGCGTGACGGCGGCGAAGCGCGCGCTGACGACGACTCCCGAGAATGCCAGCGTAAATGACAGGACTGTCCCAATGCCCCCGGCCGATCAAACGGTGCCGGATGCAGGGACTGGTGCAGGTTCGACTCCTGCCGCTGGCTCCTTTGTCTCGCCGCTGCCGGGCATCGCGCAGCGCGCGGGCACGGTCGATGTGGCGCCGCTGGTGCCCGGGCTGGAGGCGGAGGATCTGGGACCGCTGACGGCGGCGGATGTGACAGACCTTAATCCGGCTCCTTCTGCTGCTCCGACTCGCCAGCCGATCCTCACGAATGTGCCGGATGCACGCACGGCGGCGCAGATTGCGGAGAGCCAGCGCATCGAGGAGGCACGCCAGGCCAAGGAGGCGGAGATGCGGATGCTGGATGCGAAGGCGCGCGGCATGCCGTTGATTCCGGACAGCCCGATGGGTAGCCGGGACATTCTCGACTGGGCCAATGAGAACCCCATTTACCTGCCACCGGGCTTTTCGGAAGATCGCAAACTGCCAGAGTATGAATCGCTGAAGCGCAATCCGCTGCCGAATTACTGGCGGCAATTTGTGGCGAGCGCTAAACAGGGCGGCAATCCGGATAGCGTGGCGCAGCGGGCCTTTGATGCGGGCCTCATTCCCGAGCCGTCGGCGGATGCTTACTTTGCCGCGGTGCAGGATGGGATCGCGGCGCGGAAGCAATACCGGGTGCAATTCCAAGCGCGTGACAAAGCGCTGGCGCAGGAGGAAAAGCGCGTGGTCGATTTTGAGAAGTCGCAGACAAAGCTGGCTAAGAAACCCGCTGCGCAGGAAGTGCCTTTTGATGAGATCGTGCCCGGTGACCGCATGACGATCGATGGCGAAAAAGCCGTGGTGAAAAATGTGGAATACAACGAGGACGGCTACCTCACGAACGTGGTGATCGAGGACGGCAAGCGCTTTGGCCTGATGCAGTTCGACGCGCAGAATCGCGGCGGCATCCTCGTGGATGAGTTCAAGCCGCAGCCGCGGCAGACGGTTGAGGATTTTGCGACAGATGCGGCTACCGCCACCACCACGCCGCCAGCCACGTCAGGAGCCACAACGCCAGCGCCAGCCAGCCGGGCCACATCGGGCCAGGCATCGGGCGGGCAGACAATCGGGGAAACCAGCGGCGGCGCATTGCTGGACGTAGCACCGAGCACCCGCCCACGCAATCGCGGCGAGACGGCGGCCCCGCAGCGCGCGGATGTGCTGGCCGAGCTGGGCGCAGCCACGCGCGAGGGCCAAGCCAATCAGGCGCAGGGGCGGTTTGATTCTATCGCAGCTGCACGGCGCGCAGCTTCTGATCGCATCATGGCCCAGCTACAAAATGGCGGCATCGAAATGAGTGCTGAGGAGGTGGCTAAAGCAAGTGGCCTGGGCACGGGCTTGAATCCGTCCGGGATGACGGCGGGCTTTTTGAATGTGGACATCGTGAACGAGGCGCTGGATCTGGTGGCGCGCGGCGTGCGGAATGCCGCTGCCTTTGCCGCGGCGATGGTGCAACGTTTTGGCGAGGCGATCCGGCAGTATTTGGCCGGGCTGTGGCAACACGTGCAGGCGCAGGTGCAGGGTCGCGAGGTGCGCTTTGGCGGCACGACATCCCGGTTGCGCCCAAGCGCAGAGATGGGGTTTGTGGCGGCCGGAGCCAATGAAACGCAGAGCCGTTTTGCCAGTCCGGATGCGGCGCAGCGCGTGATCAATGGACCGCGCGCGGATGTGGATGTGGCGGCGGAGGCGTCGGCGTGGCTGGACTCGCTCAGCAATGAGGCGGCCGTGGATGCGTTTGCTTCGCGGGCGGTGCCGCTGCCGCTGGATGCGGCGGAGTTTGCGGCGGCGACACTTATCTCGCGCCTGACCATGCAGGGCGAGCAGGCGAAGACGGAGGCCGGGAAGCTGGCGGCGCATGTGCAGGCGCAGCGGATGGCTCGTGTGTGGACGAGGGAATATCTGTCTGCCGATCCGGCGCGGGCGCTGCGTCAACGCGGCGTAGTGAACAATACGATTCTGCGGCCCATCGCCCCGGTGATGGCGGCGCAGGGTATCCTGGTGGACCGTGCCGATGCGGTGATGAACAAGCGCTATGAAGGCGGGGCGGGTGGTGTGGTCGCGAAGGTGAAGGCCATCCTTGAGAAGGCGGACATCGACATCACGGAACGCGTCGAGGCCATCCTGTCGGCGGTGATGGGGTCGCGTTTGCAGCCGCGGGTGACGCTGGCGCAGGCCGTAGCCGGGCTGGTGAATGGCAAAACGCAGCGGCAACAGATGATCGACGATGTGGCGCGGGCGCTGATGCAGCGGGCGAAGAGTCGCGAGGTAAAACCGGGCACGCAGACGGCACTGGCGGCCCTCGTGGCCAGCCTGAAGCGCACGCTGGGCGCGGCGGTGAAGGGCGAGGCACTGAAGCCGGAAACGCTGAAGATGGGCGAGCTGCTGGCACGCACGTTTGTGGATCAGGTGGCGGAGGCTCCGCTGTTTGAGGAGGCGTGGAAGGCAGGCCGTGAGCAGGTGCGTGCGATGCTGATCGAGACGGGCCTGAGTGAAACGCAGGCGGACAAACGGTTGAATGAGCTGATGCCCGCCACGCCGACGGTGGCCTATGCGCCGGGCATGGTGAAGCAGGCGGTGCAGCGTGGCTTTGAGCAGGCGGGCTATGGCCAGACGCTGACGACACGCATGGACCGCAGCGGCCAACGGCAGGTGGATGTGCGGGCGGAAGCGCTGCGCAATCCTCAAAAGGCCATGGAGGCGGTGATGAAGGTCTGGGATGAAGAGGCGGATGCGGCCGGCATTTCCCCGGAGGCCTGGGCGCAAGGTCGAGCACTGGCATGGAAGGCGCTGGGCGAGACGATGCAGCAATGGCAGGCGCAGCAGCAGGCGACGCAGGCCAAGGCGGATGCCGCGGCGAAGGCGAAACTGCTGGAGAAGGACAGCCCGGCACTGGCCAAACTGCTGAAGTCGCTGAAGGATAAGATCGCCCCCGGCATGAGCTGGGCGGACATCTTCATGGACATGCCAAGCTCTCAACGGGAGCGGCAGCGGGAGATTTACCGTCGCCTCATGCTCGATGAGCGGCTGAAGGATCTGACAATGGAGCAGCGGTTGGATTTGACCAACGAGCTGGACCGCGCCTGGCACCGGGAGCGCAAGGCGGTGTTTAATCGCGAGCTGGAGAAAGCGGGCATTCTCGGCGAGAAGGACAAGCGGGATCGTGACAAGGTGAAGAAGGTGCTGCCGAAGCTGCTGCGCTTGATGAATCTCGGC